AGACAGTTCTTAGTAAGTATTGGTAGTGCAATACACCCTTATGATGGTAATACAACTGTAGGTACTGCAATTATTACATTAGGAACAGGAGAAACATTTACAGATGTTTGTGATGCAGGTGCTGTTGTATTAGCTACAGCTTCAGATGGTAAGATATATTCTTTTAAAGATATAAGTGGTACGCTAACTGCTAAAGGTCAATCAGAACTTACAGGAGAATCTCCAACTTGCATAGTTGAATCACAGGGTATAATTTTTTATGGCACCAAAGCCACACAAATAACAGGAAACAAAGTTATTGGAAGATTATACCGTGCCGATTTAACAGTTGCAGATGACTTGTATGTATTAGCAAACAATCAATTAATTAAACAATGGGATGTAGATGCTATTGACAATGCACCTTATTATTTATACACAACAAGAGATTCTATTTATTGTGGAATAAAAGAATCAGGTAGCACAACATTTTTATGGAGATATTATTTACCTACTTCAGGTATAGCTAGATACTACAAAGCAAGTGCAGGTGGAAATGTTTATGGTATATGTCATGTAGATGAAAAGTTTTTATTTACAGTTAGTGGTAGTGGAGTTTATCAACAAACAGGTAATTATGAAGAAGAAGGTTATATTATAGCACCTCCTGCTGATTTTTTTACAGCAGAATCTAAGCAATATGTGGGTGCAGAAATAGATGTAGAAGAACTTGCAACTGGTGAAAGTGTAGAGTTACATATATCAAATACATACGAAGCAATAAATGATTCTAACGATAGTTCTTTTGATTTAGAAGTTAATATACAATCAGGTATTGGTGGAGAAGAAGTACAAATATCAAGAGTTGCTAGATATGTTGTACCTAAAATAGTTTTAAAAGGTAATGGTACATCAACTCCAAAGTTTAAATCTTTTAATGTTAGAGCTTTGGCAAGACCTGAATTAGTAGTTGTACAGATACCAGTTAATTTATCTGATAGAGTTGAACGACCATATAGAAAACCTATACTCGTTAAAAATTTAGGAGAAACAATTTATCAATCTTTAAAAGATAAAGAAGGTAGCGCAGTAACACTTGAAATCTATGACCCTGCAGAAGTAATAAGAGGTGTTGTAGAAAAAATAAGTTATCCAATACAATCTAATCCAAACATTGGCAGCGTGACACAGTATGCTATACTTACAGTCAGAGGTACTCGACAAGAGACTTTTGCAGCAGTTACATCAGGCGATATACTTGGTGTAAATGGATTTGCAATTATGAGATTTGGATAGGAAAATAGTATATAATGAAAGATAGATATGACAGCTAGAGAGACTAATTTAGTAAACGCTTTTGAAACCACACTTGCTGCACAGCTAGCTAGTGGTGGTACTTCAATGAATTTAACAGATGACCCAGGAGTAGATTCTCCTGCTTATTTTGTAATAGACCCTGATAATGACAGCACAAGAGAAGTTGTATTATGGTCAACAGGAACAAACCATGCTGCTGCTACAGTCACAAGAGATATTGATAGTAAGCATGGAACAGACCCTACACATGCGTCAGGTACAAAAGTTAGATTAGCTGTAGTTAAACAACATTTTGAAGAAGCACATGATGCTATACAACAAGGTTTTATATTAGAAGATGGAGATGGTACTGAAGTTACTATTGCTCCTGCTGTTGCATCAGGTGTATATACAGCAAGAGAAATAAAGTTTGTCGAAGGTGGCGGTATTGATATTGACTGGACAGATGTTACAGATGGTACAGATGCAGACCCTTATGATTTAACTTTTACTGTATCAGTTACTGCATCAGAAATTGCTGCAGGTACACTTGTTACAGAATCAGAAGGTATCTCATCAAACGATAACGACACAACAATTCCAACATCAGCAGCCGTTAAAGACTATGTAGATGGCAAAGGCTATGCCGATATTGGATTAGTAATAGCACTAGGATAAGAGGAATAATATGGCAAATGTATTTAAAAACCAATGGGAAAACGGTACTACATCATTAACTGATTTAATTCCTGCATTAGATGCAAACCATGAGGCAATAGTCTTAATGTTAAGAGCAACTAATGTTGATGGAACTAATGATGCAACTATAGATGTAAGAGTCGTTGACGGTGGAGGCTCAGAGGATGCTTATATTGCTTATACTATGACAGTACCTGCTGACACTTCTTTAGATGTATTAGGTACATCTAAGTTAGTATTAGAAGCTACTGATAAAATACAAGTAAAAGCATCAACAGCAGGTGATATAGAATTTTTTGCAAGTTATCTTGAAATAACAGATTAGGAGTAACCCATGTCGTATGGATATTTGGGTGATACTTCAACCAAGATAAAACAAGTTAAGAAAAATGATGGAATCCTTACACCTAGTGATGTAGTAGAATTACAATCAAAAGGTCATTTAGGTGGCTCATTAGAATTAATTACAAGTGGTAGCTCTGATAACTCTGCACAAACTTTAGAATTTAATGATTGTCTTGTAGGTAATCATGATGTTTATTTAATTCAATGGAAAAACTTTGTACCTGCTAATGATGAAAATATGCTTTACTTTAGATTAAAGAATGCAAGTGGAGAAATAACAAGTGGCTATCAATATGCAAATTTTTATAATACTGCAGCTACTGGTAGTGGCGAAAATAAATCTACAAGTGCAACTTATTTAAGAATAATGGGTGGTGGTGGTTCAAGTACAGGCGAAAATGCTAACGGACATATTTATATTTATGGTGCTGATACTTCTGAAAGAACAGCAGTAACTTATTCATCAACTTTTTTTGACCAAAATGGTACTTATACAACAATTATGGGTGGTGGTGTTTATGATACTGCAGAAGTTTCAACAGGTGTTATGTTTAGAAGTATTAGTTCAGGTGGAACATTAGGAAATATAAATACTCTTGATGTATCTATTCATGGTGTAAAAAAAATATGAGTAATTTAAGATTAATAAAACAAACAGCAACATCTTCAGGTATATCAAGTGTATCTATAGAGGATGTATTTTCTTCTGATTTTGATTTTTATAAAGTAACTGTTGCACGAACTACTTATGATGTTTCTAACACAGATGTTATTGCTTTAAAAGCAAGGTTTATAAATTCAAGTGGCGATATAGTTACTGCAAGTAATTATGATAGTGCAAATATGCACATGAAAGCTGAAACAACAAAAGATGAAGATAAGTTTCAAAACGGTGCTTACTCTTATGCAGGTCCAATAATTGGTAATTATGAAAATGGTGGTGGTGTTCATTGGATTTATAATCCTTATCAAAGTGATGCCTATACATTTATGACTTTTGAGGGTGTAGGTGGATATGATAGTTCAAATAATAAACAAAGGTCGCAAAAAGGTATTGGTTGTTTAAAACAAGAAGTAAGTATGACAGGAATTAATTTCTATTCTTCTAATGCTTCTAATACATTTTCTGCTTATATAAGTGTATATGGATTGAGGGTAGATTAATGAGTAAATTAGTTTATGTAAATAAAGTAGTTAGTGATGGAAGTGCTACAACATTAAAAGTTACAGGTATAGATAGTGATGATGTATATTTATTAGCTTTAAGATTAATACAAACTCAAAACAATAATGAAGTAATAAATTTACGAGTAACTAAATCAGGTACTGCTGACTCAACTTCAAATTATGATTATGGTACTAAAGTATTAAGTTCTATTACAGGTTTTACTAATAATGGTTATACAGGTGGCACAGCTACTAGAATTATGGAAAATGTTGATAACGATTATGGTGGTGGACAAGCAATACTTTATCTTTATAACTTTAACTCATCATCTTTATATAGTATTATTCAAAATGAAAACTGTTGTATAGTATCTAATCAAACAGCAGGTGCTATTGGCGGTGGACTTCATAAAGTAGCAAGTGCTAGTGATGGTATAGAACTATACGGTACAAGTGGTGGCACATTTATAAGTGGTGCAAGTGCAATTTTATATAAGGTAGCAACATAATGAGTAAGTACGGATACATAGGACCTGATAGTGCAACACCAACGCAATCATCATCTCAGAATCATGGTATATTTAAACCAAATGATGTTATAGATTTATTAGGTCAAGGCAAATATAAACTACAACCTTTAGAGGTTTCTTATCTAGTAATAGCAGGTGGTGGTGGAGCAGGTGGAGACTCAGGTGGTGGAGGCGGTGGCGGAGGCTATCGTAATTCTTATGCTTCTGAGACTTCAGGAGACCAAGGTTCAACAGAGACACCATTAGAAATTTTACCAGGTACTAGCTTTACAGTAACTGTAGGTGCAGGTGGTTCAGGTTCAGTTAACAATGGTGCTGCAAATGGAAGTGATAGTGTTTTTAGTTCTGTAACTTCTGTTGGCGGAGGTAAAGGTGGCGGTGCAGGTGGAGCTGGTGGTGCAGGAGGTTCAGGTGGCGGTGGAGGTCAAAACTCAGGTACTAGAGGAAACGGTGGTGCAGGTACAGCAAATCAAGGTGGAGACGGTGCTTACGGTAATGGTACTGGAACTAACCCATCTCAAGGTGGAGGTGGAGGTGGAGCTTATGGTAATGGTTCAACCTCAGCAGATGGACAAACACCTGTAGCTAATGTTACAACTGTTGGTATGCATGGTGCAGATGGATTATCTTCTTCAATAACTGGAGCTTCAGTAGAAAGAGGCGGTGGTGGAGGCTCAGGTGGTCGTGGTAATACTGGAACAGGTAACGGTGGTGGAGGTAACGGAAACTATTCAGGTGCATCAGTGGGTAGAAATGGAAATGGAGGTACTACTAATACTGGTGGCGGTGGAGGTGGAGGCTCTCAACAAGATGGTGGTGTAAATCCAACTGGTGGTGCAGGAGGTTCAGGTGTTGTTATTATTAGATATGCAACAGGTACTTCAATTACTATTGGTGGAAGTTTAACATCAAGTACAGCTACAGATGGTGGAGATACAGTTGTTACATTTACTGCAGGTTCAGATACGGTTACATTAGGATAGTAATATGGCACATTATGCATTTTTAGATGAGAACAATATAGTAACCCAAGTTATTGTTGGAAAAAACGAAGACGAAAAAAGAGATGGAGTTACTGTAGATTGGGAAGAATGGTATGGAAATTTTCATGGAGCTACTTGTAAAAGAACTTCTTATAATACTAATGGCAATGAACATTTATTAGGAGGAACTCCTTTTAGAGGTAACTACGCAGGTATAGGTTATACTTATGATTCAACTAATGATGTATTTTATACACCTAAACCTTATGATAGTTGGATACTTAATACATCTACATGGATATGGGAAGCACCAGTTGATTACCCTGATGATGGAAAAAGATATGTTTGGAATGAAGACAATACCTCTTGGGATGAGGTAGAATAGGAACTAATATGGTAATTAAAACATTAGAACAATTTACAGCAGAAGCTCAAGCAGAGGTTGATGCAAAGAAGACAGCTAACGGTGGCGATGGCATGAAAGCTCAAGTCAATAATGAAGTAAGAGAATTTACTGACGCAGAGTATGACCAAGCCGTTACTGACTTAGCTGCTAGTAAATTAGATTCACAAGATAACGATTATAAGAGAGCAAGACAAGAATCTTACGCTGCAATAGGAGACCAACTTGATATGTTATATCATGATATGGCTGCTGATAAAGGTGATAAGACAGGCGACTGGTTTGCTGCTGTAAAAAAAGTTAAAGACGATAACCCAAAGCCTAGCTAATATATGTTATAATCCATCATCATGGATTACATAATAGGATTTTTACTTGGTTACTATTGTCGTATATTCTTTAAGTATTTAAAAACAATAAACGATAGAAAGATTATAGACGAATACGATTGGGATTGGCTGTCTACAGATGACTCACAATAACGGATATACAAATAAAGAAATGCTGCAAATAATTGCAGATGATGTACAAAACTTGCATAAAAGAATAGACTACTTACACGAAAAAATAAATAAAACTCCTTCAAGAGCTGAGATTGTTGGATGGTTAGTTGGTTTAAGTAGTGCAGCAGCTTTGTTAAATACTATAATGTAGATTATGAAAGCACAAGTTAACCTAGGACAAATATTACAAGGTGGTTTAGCTGCATTAGTTGGATGGTTATTTAAAACAGTTAACGATTTACAGCAAGAAGTAGCAACATTAAAGGCACAAGTTGCTGCGTACCAAGATAGTATTGGTGGATTTAATCAGAACTTAATAATTATAGAAGAAGTTATTAGAGAAATATTATTTAAAGTAGGAGGGTAGTAATGGACTGTTGTGGCAGTTGTAACTGTGGTGGCAGATGAAATATTATTACGCTGTAGAAATACTTAGGGTAGTAGATGGAGATACTGTTGATGTTAGAATTGATTTGGGTTTTGATGTGTGGCATAAATGTCGTGTACGACTTATGGGTATCAATGCTCCTGAATCACGAACAAGAGATAAAGAGGAGAAGGAACGAGGGTTGGCTGCAAAAGATTGGTTAAGTAAAGAATTTTATGATGCAGTAGACCCTATTGAATTAAAGTCACATGGTAAAGGTAAGTTCGGAAGAATACTAGGAGAGTTTTTTATTAACGGTAAAAATATAAATCAACTGATGGTAGACAATGGTCATGCGGTGGAGTACTTCGGTGGCAAGCGTTAGAAAGTGTTTAACAAGTTTGCCCGTTTGGCATTAGTATTAGCTTTAATATATCCATTACCTGTATATGCAGAAGAAGTAGAAGAAATAGAAACCTTTGATGATGGAGAACAAACTACTGATATTGTAGTACCTCCAACTGAAAACAATAACTTAGTAAAGATAGACAATACTTGGTCAGGTTCTTATGGTATGGATGGTCATCATATAGAACTAGAGTATATGAAACATGGTGGTACATCTAATGATTATGAATTTACATTACCTACAGAACATGATGTGTATGAAGTAGGTTTTACTATAGGTGCTGTTAATAATCAAGGTAGTGTTGAGTACACACACAATGATGAAACTACACAATCAAATACTATTGATGCACAGAGTGGTTTAAATAATGCGACTATGTATGAAGATATAGTTTATTCTGTTAAAGAAACAGCTAATAAATTTATAGATAGTTTTGTTATTACTATCAATGATTGGTCTTTGGTAGATGATATATCAATTAAGTATGATACTACTACTACCACTACTACAACTCTTAACCCTTTAGATGTACAACGCCAGGCTAACTTTGCTTCATATGGTATATCAGAAACTGATGAAGAACGTGGTGAACGTGAAGAAGAAGAAGCAATTATTCAACAAGAAATTATCCAAATGGAAATACAGGAAGCTATTGAAGTGGAAGATAATATGGCTGAAACTGGATATTCTGAAACTGATGAAGAGCGTGCTGAAAGAGAAGCTCGTACTAATGTAACTTTAGTTGTTGGTGATGAAGAAGTTACTTATACTGAGAAAGAACAAAACGATGGTACTATTGAAAGAGACCAGGAGCGTGCAGCTAATGAAGAACTTTATGGTGTAGCTCTTACTGATGAACAAATAGAACGTGGAGATTTAGAACTATATGACATTGAAGAAGAAATCGGAGAAGAGTTTTTTGAAGATGATGATATGGTACTCATTGTGGCAGATGAATATGAAGATGAAGAACTTGAAAGACAAATGGAGATTGATGCTAAAGCCCTTGAACTTACAGAAGAATTGGAGATATATGAATTTGAAACTAAAGAGGAAGCAGAAGAATTTATTGAAACCTATATTGAAATTGAAGAATACATTGAAGAACTAGAAGAATTTGAAACTGAAATTATTATAATTGAAGAAGATATAAACTTAATAGATATATTTATAGATAACGATTTGTTTCCTCCTAAAGAAGAGGATGTGTTAGAAGACTTAAAGGAAGTACAAGATGAACTTATTGAAAAAGAAATTGAAGAAGAAATATTTGTTGATGTCATTGAGATATTGGAAGACGAAGAACCTATTGAAGAAACTGTATTCGAAGTACTTGATATATTCAATGCAGAAAGTGGAGAAGAAATTCTTTCTGAAGAGATGGTTGAAGAAGAAGTTGCAGAGTTAGAAGAAGTAATAGAAGATATTATCGTTGTTGATATACCTGAAGTTACTGAAGAAGAGTTAGAAGAATATACAGAAGAGGAGGTAGAAGAGTATGAGGAAGCTAAAGAAGAAGCAATACAAGAGTTTGTACAAGAGCTTGAAACCGAAGAAGTTATCGAGGTAATAGAAGAAGTTAATGATATTGGTGTACAAAATCTATCCGAAGCCACAGAGGAAACACAGGCGGTAGTACAGGCAGTAGTCGAAGAAGCTATAGAAGAGATAGAAGAACTAACTGAAGAACAAGTTGAAGTTGTTGCTGAAGTATTACAAGTAGAAACAGAAGACGTTGAGATTATTGCTGAAGCTATTAAAGAAGATGAGATAGTAGCTGAAGCAGTAGAAGAATATGTTGAAAGAGCTGTAGAAAATAAAGATGTAGAAAACTATACTCTTGCTGATGTTGTTACAGAAGTACAGTATGAAGAATTTTTAGAGAATCCAATAGAAACTTTTGTAGATTTAGATAACATACAAGAAATAACCATTGATAATATTGGTGATGACATGACATCAGACCAAAAAGAAAAAGCACAAGAGGTGGTAGTTCCTGTAATTTTGACTAGAATAGCTAGTATGGCAGCATTTATAATGAGGAAATCATAATGTTCAAGAGGATATGGTCTTGGTTCATTGAGATAATCAAAGAAACTTTGAATCTCAGTTGGACTTTAGTTGGTTTAGTTATTGCTACGCTTACCCTTACAGGTTCAGCGCAGCAAGTAACTGGTCTTGCGACTTTAATAACTTTAATTATATGGTTATTAACCATAGGATTTAGAAAAGACAAGGGAACTAAGAAGAATGTTAGCCGATAGAAAGTGTAGTCAATCTTGCGGTTGTAAGAAAGGAGACGAATGAAGTTACAAGTAGTAAGAACTCAATTCGGAAAAGATGCAACAAATGGTTTGTTGTTTATTGATGGTATCTTTGAATGTTATACATTGGAAGACCAATACCAAGCAGTAAAAGTAATGCATGAAACATGTATACCTGAAGGTACATATGATATAGAGTTTAGAAAGACTGGTGGTTTTCATGCCAAGTATTCTGAAAGATATAAGAACGCACACTATGGTATGTTGCACATACAAGATGTACCTAACTTTACTTATATCTTAATTCATACAGGTAATACTGATGAACATACATCAGGTTGTCTAATCGTAGGAGAAACTCAACAAGATTTAGATATAGCTGACGATGGGTTCATTGGTTCAAGTGCTGTTGCTTATAAGAAAATGTATTCGAAAGTTGCAAATCAATTACTACAAGGTAAGAAAGTTAGTATTGAATACACAACTATTGACAAGTTATTAGCAGGTAAGCCTGCAGTAGATAACAAATCTAAAGACCACGTTGTCTTAGCAGAAACAGTATACGAAAAACTAGAAGAAATAAACGGCAATGTATTAGTTAACAATGCTATGTTGAAAGGAAGGTTAATAAACTAATGTTTGAAAAACTAAAAAGAGCAAGAAAATCCGATGGTACATTCAAGAAGGATGTAGTGTGGACGCCATGGAACGAAGCATGGGAGTATAAGATGAGTGAAGACTTAAAAGATATGTTAGAGCGAACAGCTTGGACATTCATTGAAGCCTTTATCGGTGCTTTAACTGTTGCTCCGTTGGTAGGTGTAGAGGCTGAAACAATTCAGCTAGCAGCACTTGCAGGCGGTGGCGCTGCGTTAGCAGTAGTTAAGACATACGCTAAAAAACAAATTACTAAGTAATTATTTTATGGGCAAAGCCGAGGTTTTTATCCTTTCTTCCTCGGCTTCTGTCTAGGTTAAATTAAAAAGGTAAATCACCTTCAGGGATTTCAGCCATGTTAGGTAGCTTTATACCATTCTTTGCTGCAGCCCAATCTTGCCAACACTTAGGTGTATCTTTACTATCCATCCACCATGATTTAGCAAACACTTTACCGTCTACTGTATCACCTGCTGTACATTGACCCATTGCTTGACATCTAAAGTCAGGACTTCTTGGCTTACTTTTTTCTTCTGTAGTATAGAATTTAACTTGTGATTTAGAACCACAAGGACACCATAAACCTAGGTCATCCATAGCAATAGAACCATTAGGATGCATCATTTTACTTTTGTCAGCAGTAAAGTTAGCTTCCTTTAGTGTATCTACTGGGCTATCAGAAGATGTCGAGACAGGCGGTGAAACAACATCTTCTTTAGCCTTAATACTTTTTGTTGCCGATTCAGAGGTTTTACGCGCCTCTGTATTATCTGCGTAATGTTCTTCTTCTGTGGTACCACCTGTCCATAGCTCTAGTCCTATGCCTAGTCTCATGCAACATCTTTTAATACCATCAGATACAGCGAGCTTTAATATTTCACTCTCTGTTATATTTCTTTTTACTGCGTTCATATCAACATCACCAACTTCTTCTATTGTTTGTTCTGTTGATTTAATATATAGTTTACATTTCGCACCAATGATAGAGTTATCTTTAGCTCTAACAACTTCATAAGTGAAGTCATAACCACCTGGTATCACATCAACAAGTCGTTGTGTGTATATGTGGTGTGGAACGTAGTCGCCAAATTTACCTTTGGGTGCAGGTTTTACTACACTCTTAGGAAAATCTTTAATTAGTTTTTTATGAGTCTCTTGATTCATTTCTTACCTCCTGTCTCATATCGCCTATATATATATTATACTATTTGTTTATTTTATCATTAATCTCTGACAAAAAATATTGTGTTTCTTGAAACATCGGACATAAAACATTAGCGCATATTAGTGCCGCCTGTTTTATTCTGAGATGTTTCCCACAATAATAACATATGTTGCTAGCCATGTTACTCCTCTAGTTGTACCAAGTATTCTGCTGTTACGCCTTTGTTTGGCTTAACAAATAAACAAAATTGTGAGGGTCTACCCATACTTGCTAGCTGTTCTTGGGCAAAAGTATTATAACTTTCAGTAGAACCATTGACCCATACACGTGTATCATTGATATACATAGTTGTTGGTGTGTGATAATGTCCACACACAGCGTGTGTAAAGTCTTCCATTAGTCCATTAGCTGCTAAAGATTTCCAACCTAAGATTTTTTTGTTATATCCATACCACGGTATGCCTGCATGTCCTCTTATTTGGTCTCCATGAAAACACATGAACTTAGCTTTAACACCTAAGTCAGCTACTAAATACCAATTTCTTTCATTACCACCATCAGGAACTATAAACTTTATACGTGGCTCACTAGCAAACATCATCTTTAATATTCTTCCAAGCATTCTATCTGCGTTAGTTTCAGGGTTATAATCTTTACGACTTCTACCACCTAATGCACCATGATTACCAATAACCCAATAGACTTCTACTTCTTCAAACTCTGTTAATAATATAGATAGAAATTTATGTAGTATACGTGGACCATCAACTGTAACCTGTCTGTATAAACTTGCATCAATCATGTGGGATTGTCCAGGAAATATTAATTCTCCTTCTACTATGTCACCTAAAGCTAATACTGCACATTTCTTTACAGGGTGTGAATGTCTTTGAAGTCTTGCCAATTCAGAGATTTTATGTGCGTATCTAACAACTCTTTCTTCTGCTGTTGCTGTATCATAATCAGGTGTAGTCTTAGCTAATTGAATATCAGATAGCAATGGCACGCATATTTCTTCGCCTGAAGTTTTCCTAGACTTTGGTGGTGCTTTTACAGGGGGTAAGTCTAAAGATTGTATTCCGTCTTTGATACCATGATAGACAGCCTCAATGACATCAGCGTTCTTATCCTTTAATCTATCTATCTTCTTTAGCAAACGTTCGTTAGTTGCTTTTAATTCAGCATACTTACCGTCAGTAACCTCTGCTAAGAGTTCTGATATTTCTTCTTTGTTTCTTTTATCCATGACCTTACGCTTGTATCTGAAACATTAAAAGATAATTGTTCATTAATTATCTCAGATATCTTAGCACCATTGACGTGCTTACCTTTTTTAAGTAATTCTTCCACGCCAACTAAAAATTTCTTAA